CTGCCAACTGTTAGTCGCCCTTCGCTTGTGCTTGCGGTTCCAGCTCTGATTGGCTTATACACAGCGTCTAAGCCTTTGCTGCGGCTCAACGTTTCGTCGATTGTTTGAAGTTGCTCTACCTTCAAGTCAGTAAGATCACTTTCTTTGTAGTCGCTTTTAGCCATAATCTTCAGTTTCAAGTCTGCTTTCAAATCATTTTCGATGACAGCTGCCAGTTGAACATTTGTCCGTTTCAAATCTTTGATTTCGTCTTCTTGCTCTGTTACCCTTTTTGTAAGACCTGCATTTTCTAGGGTTAGCCTTGCTAGTTCCGTTTTAACGGTTGTATCCACTTTTTTGTCTGCCATAATCTCAATCCTCGCTTACATTTGTTGCAGCTTCTTTAGCCACGCCGCGTACGCGTGAACAACCAATTTAATGTCTCAACGTTCACTTCCGTCATCACAGATTCAGAGAAGTGTTTAATTCATCGATGTGCCTAGCTTGTTGTCCACTAGGGAAAGCACTAACCGAGCTTTCAACCGGGTCAAAAAATGACTACAAGATAGGAGATTCGGTGACGAGACAAGTTACTTCAGGCGTGCCTTGCGCTTGACCCCAAGTGTATTTCACGTAGTCACTTGCATCAAGCGGAACCGCTTCGCTTAATTTATGAGTTGTAGCAGTGTAAACAACGCCCCAACTTATCGTAGTTGCGCCAGAAGTTATTTGAGCAAACGCGAATATGAGTTCGTCGTCGCTGTTGTAGAATTCAATGTCTAATGTTGTGCCTACGTCTCTTTCTGCGCGTCCACCGAAAACAAGCCATCGCTTGCCAGCGGGAACAACGAATGTTTTGGTTGCTACTGCGCTCAACGTCGCGAAGTTGTCAACTATTTTTGTCCAAACTGGAAACTGCGCCAATGTTGAATCCTCACTTAAAGTGGGTGTCTACGTACCTCTCGTTGGCGTTCGATATCTCGGTGTTGTTTCAGCTTCAACAGTTTCTCGCTCCGCGCAATCAAGTCACCGGCCTTTTCATGTTCGCCAGCCAATTCAGCTTCGCACCATTCTCGCGCTTCCTCCTCAGTTTTTCCAGCGTCCATCTGCTCCGCGATGCAACGTTCAAGCGGAGTTTTCTCGACTTCTTGATCTTTTTTGGGTGCCACCTTAACGTCGGTTCCAGTTATTCCTGGTGGCGGTGCAGGTTCGTCGCTTGGCAAGGTTGCTGCTTCACAGTGGGCTTCAGCTTCGCCTCTTGTCATGCCTTCAGCCATCCGCACACGGACACATTCTCTGAACGCTTCGCTTCTGTCAGGGTACATCGCTTCTTGTAGATGTTCTTGCACGTTTGTCAACACCTCCTCTTCTTCAAGTTTTTGTGTCATTCCTGTTTTCACTCCTTTTTTAATTAATCCAGTTAGCACGCTTAACGCTGTGTCTCCGATGCCATGTTGCTCCGGCTTGTGATACCAAATGTCAGTGCACGCCGCGTTCACTTGCTCTTCAGTGTAGTCTGGTTTGCCTTCGCTGATTACTGCTTTGCATTTATCCATCCATTCTTTCGGCGGTTTCTCGTCTTGATCAGATTTTTTCATGTTAATCACGTGCTCATGAGATGCGTTTTTATTAGCCATGATTGCGCGGTGCATTGCTTCTGCTTCCGCTTTGGTTGCGAAACATTTTATAACTGCACCGCGTGTGCCGTCTGGGTGACAGTGAAAAACGCACCATTTGTCTCCTTGTTTGCCCACTATGTCTTGTTCGTAGGTTATGGTGCTTAAAATCGTGTCAACACCTATGCCGCAGTTAGGGTAGGTGCAGCGTCCCCGTAGTGGGTCGCCGTCAAACATAACTGCTACGTGATCGATTAAGATGTCGCGCATAACATAGTCGTAACGTCTTTGTGTTCCAGTGTTAACATCCGCTGCGAAGCCCGGTGTGGGGTCGTGGTCGTAGTAGAATCCGATGCTTACGTCTAATCCTGCTTTGCGAGCTACGGATTCTCGGATTTGCTGTAGAATGGGGCTTGGCGTTAAGTCTTTGTCGAAGTTGAGGGTTGCGCGGATTCTGTCGCGTTCAAAAAACGGTTTCTCTAGGCCTCCAGCCAGTTGGGTTTGACTCATAATTACTTTGCTGTCTGGATGTTTGTGAAGGGTTAGTTTTGCGCCTGCGTAGCGGATTGCGTTAGAGGCTTTTAGCAGTTCCATTTTCGGTTTAAGAGCCCATCCGTCCTCGTAGAGGTAGACTCCTGCTTTGGATATGACTGCGTTGACTTTTAGACAGCATTTGCTGTCTTCAACGATTTTGGATTGGTCTATTTTGAATTGGTCGTAACCTATTTTCTTCATTTTTTTGTCACTTTGATTTAAACTCTGTAATTGAACAGCAAATCAGATGGAGCAGCAGAGTCAACTTGAATTACGAATGAGTTGTCGAGAATGCTGGCGGTGGGAGTCCAATATCGGAGGGCACCCACATCTTGCAGAGGCGTAACTTCAGGGTAGTTAGTTGTTCCTTTGTTGTGAGTAACAGTGATTGATGTTCCGCCACTCGCAACTGTTGCTGTGCCTTCTATATACGGGCATTTCCAGCCACGTGGTGTAGCAACGCTCATGTTTTATCACCTCCAATGTTTGTGTTTACGTGGGAAATCAGGTTTTTCTCCAGTTTCTAAACATTTTTTTCGTCTTTGTCCTCTAGGCAAAAACTCACCTCCATAACTTTGAACTAAAAAAGGTAGGATAAACTGTGCAGAATCGTTATGTCTTTTCTAAGACTTATTTTCCAGCTTTTCAAGCCACCGCAAATAACGTTCAGGACCAATAATCCGATAAAGTTCGCAACGACAGTTAGGGTGGACATTCGCTAAAATCTTGTCTTCATCACTTATCCGTAAATGTGGAAAACGATCAGGTCTCCGCAGTTCATTGCCCCTAAAAACCTGCGTGTGCGCAAAAGCTTCACATTTCGGGCACAGCTTGTCATCGTAGACGGGCACGTAAAGCCAAAGGTCATATTCTCCGAAGAAGCTTTGACGCTTATACTCTTCGGGAATCCGCTTGGCTGCATCAACCGCTACCACAGAGCTAACGGCGGCGACTGCGCTTAACCCTTGTAACTGTGCTACTGCCATCTACGTTCTTCTCTTTTCACTTTGTTTGAATGAGGAAAGAGTTTTCAGAAAATCGTAAAGCGTGTCGCTGTCCGAAGTCCAAAGGTTCCATATTCTCTCAAAATTTGTTTGATAATCTTCAGCGGAAATAGTAAGTTCCAAAACAATGTCACTATTTGGTAAGGAACGGAAGATAGTAACTGGTTCTGTTTGTTCTTCAGCTATGTGTTCTAAAGTATTTTCATTACGCATAGAGAATTTCAACAATTTTTAATATCACCTCCTTTTCTTAATTTTTGTCACAGTACTCGAACCATCTACGTGAGGCTCCACATGAAACTTTTCCATTTCGGTTCCGCCGCCGAAAGGCATGGCTTTCCCCAGAATCTCGTCTCCGCCTTGCTCAGGAGGCAAATCTTCAGCGGTAGGGTCTTCCATCTTGCGTATTTCGTTGCGGGTGTGCCACAGCCCCTGAATCTGCAAAGTCTCGGCTTCGGTGCGTTTTACCTCCGCTTTCTTCTGCTCGTCAAGCTCGAAGCCACCTAACCAGTTAAACTTGTAGTCTTTAGCTTCTTTCGCCTCGCCGTTTGGCAGCCCCACGTTGATAATTGCGTTGATTAGTTGGCGGATTCCTGGTTCATACGCGGTTTGCTCGTCGCTTATCAAACCGTAATATTCCATCTGGTTAACTTCGCTACCCGTTAACGCGCCAGCTTGGACACCGCGCAATATTGCGAGGGGAATTCCGCTGCCTGCGCTGATGTGTTCCATAGGAGGCAAATAATAGTTAAGCGGATCCAATGCGCGTCCAGCTGTGCCGATGAACTCGATGTCTTGTGTTTCGTTGCCTAAGAAATATGTGCGGGCACTGATGTTTTCAAATGCTCCGCTGTCTCTGTATGCTTCAAGTTTAGTTTTGTCCGCGCCAGTCAACGTGATTTTTGGGAAGCCTGCGCCGTATCTGAACATTGTTTGGCCCATACTCCACCTAATGTTGCGTAGTGTAACCAAATCGTCCCAGATTGGATCTAAAACACTCATGCCTTCCCATTCAGCTTTGTTTGCTTCATATTTTCTGCGAGTCGCAAAATGGATGATGCGACTGTAATGAACTTTTAAGTGGGCTGCGATGCCTGGGCGTTTAATGTGGTAGATTGTAGGTAATCCGTAGCGTGAGCTTTCTTTGTCTTTGTCTACTTCAACTTTAGGTATCTGAGTTTCAGCATATGCCTTAATTTCTCGCAATCCAACTGGATTTTCAACGGGACTGCTTAAGTCGAATTCATCCTCGCGCTTCTCTTCGTATCCTAAAACGATGATCGCGTAGCCGTAAGCACGCTCGTAAACACTCATCAACGCCAATTCACGTTTAGCGTTTAAGCGACTAAGTTCATTCTGCACCGCCTTGTCAAATGTTTTGCTTTCCTCGCCTGTTTCGTCGCCTTCCAACTCTAATTCAAACCAGTTGTCGAAAATGTCGTGTGCTACAGTGAATACTACGCGGTGCGCAACTGGTTCTCGGGTGATGGCGAATGTGCGAGCGTCATCTGTGATTTGTGCGCCGTATTCTCCGCCTCCCGCCGATGTTCCGCTTCCTGTTCCGGGAATAAAGATGCCTGCGCCACGCTTGAATTCCGCCGCCAAACCGATTTTGCGAGGCTTAAATTTGCTGCTCATAGCCATTCAACTTCATAGTATTCTTCCCAAGGCTTCAGATTCGTCGGAGATTTCATTTTTTTGATAGCCAAATCCCTTGCCACATTAGGATTATCCGCTTCGATAACGTACTCTTGTTTACGGAAAATTTTTATACGAAACTTTGTCAATCTCGTGCCTTCCCTTTACTCGCTAACTCGCCGAAATCGAATCCTTCACTATTCACGGTTCCCACGAAGTTACAGTTGTCACATTTGACTTCTGCGCTCCATCCAATCGGGTTCCTAACAAAACTTTCCAGCAATAAACCGTTCTTGCCACAACTGGGACATGGCTGCCTATTCACTAAACCTTTAAACTCGTTCACCTGATCTAATGTAGCTAAGAATGTGCTTTTATGGAATCTACGTTTTAATCGTGTGACCCAACCAAACATTTTTTTCATCCCAATATGAAAGCGTCAACATCTCCATATTTTTTACTCGCCATAACTGCGTAGCGAGTTGCATCCACAGCATGATCGTTTTCTTTCACTTCTGCACTGTAAACCATAACTTCGTGAATCCAGTTAACGCATGTGGAGCGCACGTATATTCGGGGTCGTCCGTCACCTGCAACGTGGAATCTACCGCCGAGTTCGTGGATGCCGTCTTCTCGTTTGCTTTCGTCAGCTACAGCGTTTAATCCAGCTCTGCGAAAAGAATCTATTGCTTGCGGTTCACTGCGGTCACAAACAAAAACGCCGTTGCCCCACTGATGCATCATCAACTTAGCTTCTTGAATCAACGTTTCTGTTTGCGTGCGATTCTGATAGAATTCATCTAATATGTATGCGCGGTCATCGTTGTCAACCGCAACTGCTATGATTGCTGAGGGGTTAGTCCAGCCCCAGTCTACGCCGTAAACAATTT